TGACGGTATACGATATGTAGATCCTAGAAAAGAAAAATATAAGAATACTAAATGTATGTCTTGTATTCATTTCGATGTATGTGCTCATAAAGAAAGGATGATTGAAGTCACTAAAAACATTAAGGATATTCTTGAAGCGAATGCTGATACACTAAAGGGTGTTACAATATTTGAAGCTGAATTTCCTGATGCTTTTATATTATCTCCAATTACTTGCAAGTTTTATGAAAGTCGCATGTCTTTACAAATAATAAATCAAATACCGAATTATGATATTGATCATGGTATAGTACAAGATGTACCGTGTCCATACCCTAATGGTAATGCAGGTACATTTCTTCTTAGAGCTGATGGTAGTAAAGAGTTTATGAGTAAAGGATGTTTGGTTGAAACAGAAGTTCATGACAATTCAGCCATATCTAGAAAAGTTGTAGCTAACTCATGTGAAGGCGGGTATTTAGAAAATTGACCGTTTGTAGTATTCACGGTATTAGTTTTGACTTTGGTGAAGTGGATACTGACATTGATGTTACCAGTATCCACGATGATCCTTTTAAAATAAACAAGAAACAACTTACACTAGAACTAGGAAGAAGAACTGAAATAATTCGTATAATAGATGGAAAAGAAATTCCATTTACAAGAGCATGGACAGGAGATAAATGGGTAGATCGTACAAAAATAAAATCAGTGTTTATTCAGGGTAAAGAAGTAGAGAAATTAATTTTCCCTGAAAATTATAATGAAACTCGTTGTGCTAAAGTTTCATTTTACGAAAAGGAGACATGACATGCAAGTTATTATAAATGAAGATGATCAAAGTTATATTGATAAAATAAATAATGATGATAGTATTCCACGGTTTGTACATACAGGTGATAATAGATATTATATTGAGTTTACCGTAACAGATGAAGGTAAAGCTAATCTCTTATGCCAGTATTTAATGCGACCACATGATTTCGGAAAGGAATTCTGTGAGACTTTTGGAATCCACACAGAATGCATACGTTTTTCACATCCTGATGGTAAGAAAAGTGAAATAATAGATATGCTCAAAAATTTCATTTATCAACTTGAAAATATAACTTAATTTAAGAGAGGTAAATTATGTTAGCTATTGAGAAAATTATAAATGGAGAAGAATTGGAAATCGAAATAGATTACCAGTCTTTTAATGCTAAATCAGAATCTACAGGTAGAACAGGAACTTTATACGAGTTTACTGTACTTGCAGTAGAAGAAAAAGAAGAATGCGTCATTCGTGTAATGCATATGGATGATAATGATGAAATTATTTTTAGTGGAGTTGAAGCAATGATCGTTTCGGCTAATGACCCTGATGCACTCCCTTCAGTAGCAAGTGTAATTCCATTGATTGAAATGGAAGAGGAAGATTTCAAAAAAGAAATTTGTGAATACGCAAGATCTATCATAAATTCTTTATGAAAATGATAGAAATTATAAAGATATATTATTTTAATATATGTAGAATAAATACAAGGAGGATACTACAATGGCTGAAAAGAAGTCAACAAGATCAAAGAAATCAACTTATGTAGCACCTGAAGAGGAAAAGGTTGTAAAAGACAAAGCTACAGAACCTACTGAAAAGGTGGAAGAAGCACCCGAACCTGCAGAGTTGTCAGTTTCCGATTACTTCAACTATGTAAAAGGAATGAAAGAAGAAACTGATTCTGAAGAAGTAAAACGAACTGCAGATGTTTGTATGAGTCTGCTTAAGAAGTTTGAAATCCTTGGTCAGAAGGAAGCTGCAAAGAAAGCAAAGAATGCTTTCGATGTATTGAAACGGGACCTTGAACTCTACGAGAAAGGAATTAAGCAGTACGTTCATATTGATAATGTTACCAAGTATCTTAAAGAGATTTCTGGTCATTCCGTAAAGCTTATCGAGCTTGAGAATTTCCCTAGAGAAATTCCAGATGATGTAATGGATAAATGGTTGGCAGTACGAGAATGTTTTGATGGTGCCTACGTAGTTTTCACAGATTACACTGAGAAGACTGAAGAGAAGAATACAGCCGCTGCTGCATCTGGAAAAACATCGACTGCTGCAGCAGTCGAGAAGAAGAGAAAAGAGAAAGATCCTATTCTCTTCGGTATTCTTAAAGTTGACAAATCTGTTTCATCTCTTAAGAATAATACTTATGAAAAGATGTATTTTGTCGCTGATTGGGTCGATGATTACTGCGACCTGACATTTGACAAGATGATCGAAGCTATGGCAGAAAAACTCAAAATGGATAAGTCTGAAGTTGTTAAGGAAATTAAGCCGGTTACAACCAAGGAAGAATTTAAGAAAGAGGCAGGTATTTAATTATGTTTGGATTAGGTGAGATTCAGAGCTTCCTGCCTGGAGATATCGATCTCACTGATGACGAAGTATTTCGTGATACAAGACGATTCGTTCATGATAGAGGGAAGGAATTGAAAAATAATCCACCTTGGGACTCAGGTAATTCTTCTGGAATTTACCTGAGTTCGTCGTCTTCACGAATAAATACATGGATATCTAATATAGCATTCAATGATGCAGATATATTAATAGATGATTCTTTATTTGATGAACTTATTGAGGTTCATTCTGATGAAGAACTTGCAAGTACATCTAGTTCGTTTCGTACTGTAAATACATGGATAGATACTACATCCACATCACTTACTACCGGAACTATATCGTTTTCTGGTAATACAGGAATAACGTATAGAGTAAATGGTTCAACTGCATCTATACGCAGAATCAAATATTCGAATTATGATGTTGATGACGAATGCGTAGTACAGGAATCTGATGAGTATAAAAACTTCGTTGAATTTTATAAAGAAGTCCCATTTTCACCAGTATTTAAAGGTGAAAAGTTTTCAGTGAGTGTAAATCGATCTTATCGTAAACTTATGAATTTGAAAGGTTCATTGTTTGGAGATTGTAAAATTGAATCCGTGAATATTTCTGATTTAAAGTTTGAGTATGGTGACATTTATGAAGTTACTATATATCACGCATCAATATCCAGTGATGGATGGCTAACTGAAAATCGTAAACGGAAACGAGATGTTACTATTCCGTTTGGAAAATATGATTGGGGTGATGATAAAGAATATTATGATGATCTTAAAGAAGCATTACCTTGGTTAGATCGAAGAGCAAACTTTGTTCTTACAAGAGCATTCGAGTTTGCTTAGAAAGGAAAATATGAAAAACAAAAATAAGGTTTTAAACAGAGTGACAAAGTCGCTTCGCAAATCTCAGGCATGTACGCTGGCAGTTGAAGAAATCTCGGAGTTAATTACTGAGATCTCTTTAGTACTTGCAGGCGAAGGTAATTACGATGATTTATGTGAAGAGGTTGCAGATGTAAACATTATGACTGGTTTGATAATGAATACTTTCAAAATCAAATCGTCTGATATTAAGAAAGCTAAGAAATTAGCTAGACCGGCTTTTACCAATTACATGAAAAATCATGATAAGGAATTTAACTTGAAATCTTGTGTTTACGAGTTAGCTAAGTTCCAGAAAGTTATATGCAAAAAGGTAAGAGGTCGTCATAACAAAAAAGATATTATCGACTCAATTGTGGCGGTCGAGTTATCTATAGAGTTTCTTGCGTCCAAAAACTTCATTAAGGATAAAGATTGCAAGAACTGGGAAAAGAAGAAAATTGAAAGAATGCAGAAGCGCATTCGCAAAAATCAAATCGTTTAAGGAGAATAACAAAATGTTTATTAACAACAATTTTAACCCCGTAAGTTATGCTATTGCAAATAATGTAATCGGAAAGGCAATGGCAGTTGCAAGTAATTCTGCTCAAAGAATAATTGGTCCTCTTAAGGCAAGTTTGATGGAATATGTAGATAAGAATATCTGCAGTTATTTCAATATTTCCGGGCATTATGACTCTTATATTTCTAAGAGTTGCGTATCTATTTTGGACGGTAAGTATTTGTCCAAGAAGTACGGTAGTACTCTTATAGATGTAGATCCTTCATTTGCTTTATGTTCCGCATCTATTGAAAGAGTAAAGAAGAAAGTTACTTGTTTTCCCGAACTTGTTAACAAGACAATTGCTCCTGGCATCTATACTTTGATGATGGATAAAGAAGGAACAAGAATGATCGTTCTTAAAGAGCCCATTTTATCTAAGGATGACCGTTCTGATAATGGAATCTTAAGTTCGGTGGTTCATTTTAGTACTAGCATTTTCTTTATTGGACCTAACCGCCAGAAATGGTTTACAAAAGTAAGAAGAGAGATTGATGACCTTGTATCAGCGATCAGTAAAACAAATCAGGATAATAATCGTATCCGTTACAACAGCTTGTCATCTAATGGAGAAGAAGCAAAAGATCTTCAGGTTAGACCTATGAGTATGCTCACATTCCCTGCGAAGGATTCTTTACTTAAAGAGATTAATGACTTTAAGAGAAAGGAAAGTATCTACAAAGAATATGCTGTACCTTACAGAAAGGGATTCTTACTCTCAGGAAAACCAGGTACAGGAAAAACAGCATTTGCATTCTCCCTTCCTCAGTATTATGAGATGGAATGCGTGAGTGTCAATCTCGATGTATTTGATAAACAGAATGGTGACAATGCATTCGGAATGCCGAATACTATTTATATCATTGACGAGATCGATTCTCAGATTGTGAATAGACAAACATCCAGTCATGAAGAAGTTCAGAATCAGAATACAACATCAAGACGTCTTCTTCATCTTCTTAAGGCTATGGACTCTATGGGTCATGGATCTTTGGTTGTTGCGACAACTAATTATCCTGAAAGACTCGATCCTGCTCTTAGAAGATCTGGTCGTTTTGATGTTTGGGTAGAGATGGATGATCTCTCTGAAGAATTTGCAATTGAAATGTGTAAGAATCGTGGTTGTGATCCGGATAAGATTCTTAAGGGTAAAACATTTCCTATTAATCCAGCGCAACTTGAACAGGATATTATCAGAGCTATTTTGGTTGATAATAGAATTGGTAATCAGAATAAGCAGGCAAGTTTCGAAGAGCTTGATCTTAATGAAGAAGCACCTGGAAGTAATATCGAAACTATTGCAGAAGATACAGCAGGAATGAAAATTGAAGATGATGACGATGATGAAATACCTGCACCTGTAAAATTTAGTTGCGTCGGTGGTGGGGCTGTGTTTAAGAATACGGATGAATACGACGACGATGATGACGATGATGAAGATTAATAAAATTTCCCCTAGTGCCTTTTGGTACTAGGGGTTCTTTTTTAAGAAAGGAAAATACCATGAATACTTTAAATTTATTTAAATGGTTGGTAACCAAAAAGACTCATGTTATTAGCACTGATGGGAAAAACTTTTTGGATGAGTTAGAAGGTAAACCTGCTAGAATACTTGTATGTTTATCTGAAAATTTAGCTAATGATTCATTCGTTGGTACTTTTATTAGTTCATATCAAAAGGAGTTTCCTAATAAGTTATTTACAGTTTTACATGAGGGGAAAGCAAATGATGAAGCATTTGTCGTTGATACGATATTTAATGTAAACTATAGACGCGTCGATGAAGAAACTGTTGCAGTTGAATTCTTTGACACTTTTACTGAGTTTTTAAGCACTACGGTAGAGCATTGGATTTATCCTAATATTTTAAATAATCAAGTTTTATTTTGTTTCACAAAGTTGTCACCGTACAATATAAATCCGTATTTAATGCGTAATTTATTTACGCATATAATTGTAGATCCTGACCTTAAAGAGGATCACCACCCTTCGATAGCATCTTCTTTCATATCACTAGGATTAGATGCTAAAATTATCAATAAGGTCCAAAATATGGTATGCGATGAATTATTAAGAAATCCTATTCAGGATGCGCTTACGTTATCATCAGTATTTGCTAATGATCATGCGGTGTTATCAAAGGACATGGATTATAGACTTGATGAATTTTTGTATGACATGGTTGCTTATTGTAAATATGAGAAGTCTATTCTCAAATCACCGCTTGTTAAAATTACTCCTAATTTAACGTATTCGATGAAATCTGCTTGTTCGATATTACCTCTAGAGATTTTATGTTTAGGTACTTATCATTATACGAATAGTCCTAACTCTGAATATGCAAAAACTAAGACGTCTCTTGCTATAGATTATAATCCGGAAAGATTAGTTCATGATACAATAAAGTCTCTTTTGATTTCTATTTGTAGGGATGAAGTCGAAACTGATGAAGACATTGAATATGTAATTAATAAAATATTTGAAATTGCAAAGAAATGAGGTGATTAAATGAATACCGGAACTGCATTCTTCGATGAAGCTGAACAACTTTTAAAATCAATTAAATCCTCGTTCGAACAGGGTATGATCGAAAGAGATCTTGCTTTATCAATAATTGTAAATCATGACCCTGAAAAGTTCAGTAAATGCCGCAAAATAAATTATGTTGAAGATGAATATATCTATGATATTATTGATGGTAGTAAGTATTTTTATCTCATATATAAATCTGAAAAGATTCTTGCTCGAATTAGAATAACAGGAGAACTCTATCATGATTTCGGGTGTGAAGAGTGTATTTGTAAGAGCACAGATCATTTTGATTCTGTTCCAACACCTGTTATTTTAACAGATTTAATTCAGAGTTATAATGAGAGGAAACTTTATACAGATGCTTCTCAGTTACCTACTCTTGAAGAGTATTTTAAGGATCAGTTTTATAAGCAGCATTTTAATGCTATTATCAGCGATATTAAAACCATCGATGATTACGTGTTTGATAATAATTCTGATCATGAAGATCTTAGAGAACGATACTATGAAATAATAGGTGATCTTAAGAACTTGAAATATCATATTGATCATTTGAAATCAAAATAAGAAAGAAGGAAAATACCATGAGTGAAACAAAGAAAGAGAAACTTGAATATATTTTGGGTAAGAAAAGATTCAATAATCTAAAACACGACAGTGATTCGTTGGTTGATAAAATCAGCGATGATCTTCTTGATATCATTTATGATAGATTTAAGAATAAAGATAAGAAGATTAAAACCCTGAAAAAAGAGAATGACCGGTACAGTGATATGCGGTTATGTACAAAGAAGGGCGGATGTAAACATGCGATCGGTGAAATAACTCCGTCAGTTAAAGAGAACAACAAGTTCGATATCATAAGTACAAACGCTTTTAACAGAGTTATGAGAGCACATTTCATCATTGTTGAGAAAAGAAAAGATTCTAAATATTCCATAAGGCAAGATATGATTCTATTTTCAATCAATGCAACAAGTGGTGAAAAAGCTGCATTTGAACTTGCTAAAACTTTCGGTATGAGTAAGAAGACATTTATAGCTCATCAGAAATATATTGAAGAAGGATTTATTCCTCATATGGTTTCATCTATAGTATCTATATGTGATGATCTTACTGCAGATTTAAAGGTTTCTGAACTTATAAAGACATCCAATATTATGTATCTTTGTGATGAATATCTTGAAACAATAACAGGATGTGCATTAACTGAGAGTGCAATGGGAACAGTTATTAATCATATGCTAGATCTTTATAACAAGCATAAGAATAAAACCGAAACAGAGACTAAATAATGTCTGATTTTTGAAGAACACCATGATAAATCAAATAGAATTTCATGGTGTTCTTTTTTATGAAAGGAAGTGTTAATAATGAAACGATTGATTAATAAACTTTTTTCTTTTTTGCATTGGTTACGTTGCATGGTGCTAGAATTGGTTGGTAAGAACGAACAACCGAACCCACCTGCTAAAATTACTTATATAACTACTGAAGTACGTCTTGCTATGGAGGATATTGAATCCCAGTTTACAGGTGTAATGACTGTTAGTAAAGATATATTAGCTTCAAGGTATTTAAGTAAAGAAGAATATTCAGTGAAAGACGTTGCGGAAATTTTTAATGTATCCGAAACAACGATTAGACGTAGACAAAAAATGCTAAAACATCGTCTGAATATTGTTTACACCTTACTTAATGAGAGAGTAACTGGATACACACCGGAAATGCTTTTAGATGTGTTAGAAGAGTATTATGGACCGAAATTCATATTTGATGAAAACGGTGAAGTTGATATCATCGTTTAAAAATTATCCCTAGTGACAATTAGTCACTAGGGATTTCTTTTATGTTGTTGCAGGTTCAGGATTTTCACCTGTTCCTTCTTCCTTAGGAGTTTCGTCCTCTACAGGCTTAACGTTCTTAGGAAGCAGTGCTCTAATAGCAAACATATAATGCTGAGCACGATTTCTGAATGCAGTAAGAACTGCACCTGTGAATACAAGAACTTCTCTTGAAATTGCTTGTAAAGCTTTAGACTGTTCATCAGTAAGTTCTTCGTTCTTAAGAGAATTAATCTTACTTGTAACAGAATTCTTTAATGACGATATGTCATTTTCAACGTTCTTATATCCGTTATTTAAATAATAATCTTCACAGAAGTCTATCATTTCAATGGTTTTTACTTTAAGTTCGGAATTACTGATTGCAATCTTCTTAACCTCTTTTTGATTTGCACCTACCTTGTAGTACAGGCGAATGTAATCATCAAGAGTCATGTCAGAAGGAACTTTAAGGAAACCAAACATCTTTTCCTGAATAACTTCAGGTTTAGCATATTCTGCCAGATCCTTAATACTAATCTGGGAAACAAATGCAGAAACCTTGCCAATATCATCAAGAATTGTCTGTGACTTCAAATTGAAGTAATTGTAAATATTCAAAGTTAAACCGTTATAACTGCGATTTAAAATAGGATCCTTATAGTTCTTAAGGAAATCCGTATTATTCTGTAACTGCGCAGTAATACCCTTAATGAAGTCAGGAAGAATCTTGTTAAAATACCCATTAATTTTATCAATGAGTTCTTTAATCCTTTCAGAAAGTTTCTTTTTCTTTTCAGGATCTTCTTTCTTATCTTCATTTTTAGCCTCCTGTGCAGCTTCAGCATTCTGCTGTTTGTCAGCGTCGGATTGCTTAGAAGTATCTTCAGTAAGTTCAGGAGATGCTCCTTCCTTTTTATTAGGATCTGTGGTTTGATTAGGTTTAGCAGGTTCTTCTGCCTCCAAAACAAGTCCATATTCTTTAGCAAACTTAGCATTGCGGAATTTAATCATCTCTCCTTCAATAAATAAACGAGAGAAAACTTCATCCATTTCAATACAAGCCTCAACTGCAAGAATATTGTAACTTGATCCTGAAGGAACGTTATCCGTTACATCGATAACTTCATCCATGTTTTCAACCAAAACCAAAACCTCATCTTCCAGAGATTTTCCTCTCTGAATGATATTTTGAATAACAACACCGAGGAAGTTTCTGTAATCTTTCTCGAAATCATTGACAAGTTTAATCATTTCCATACGAACTAATTCGTTAGGGATTACATTATCCATGTTATTTTCAAGATACTTAATAGTTTCCTCGATCTCGTCATATACATCTTTAATCTCTTCACCCAATTCAATCATATTTTTTTCAGAAGCTCTCATTTCAGCAAGAATAGAAAACAATACATCTGTCTTTGATTTTCCTGCATTTAAAGCATCAAAATATCTAGAGATATTATTGATTTCTGAAATCATCATAGAGAAGCGAGCTGTTAAAGATTCACCAATACCTGCAGCATTCATAATTGCTTCAGGAGATGCATATTGATCTTTTACTGCAACAACGATTCTTTCAAGACCGGATTCAATCTTATCAAGAGTATCGAAAAGGTCTCCATAAGGATAATTGTCGTCATTGTACTGATCCATAATGAAATCAATAGAGGTCTGTTTAGCAGATCTACTGTTTTCATATGTACTTTTAGCTTTATCATAAGTTCTTCTAGACCAATCAATTAAGGAACTCGCGTCACCATGAATGATATGGTTTACTGTAGTATCAATATCAGCTGCTGCTAATGAATACTCAAAAACTGATTCATGATATACATTACTTCCCTCCGGATTGTACTTAAGAACTTTTCTGTATAACTCCATATAGGAATTTACGTTAAATGTGTAGGTATCAATCTTAGTAATAAGAGTAAATACCAAATAGGTGATGAGTTCATCCATAAGTCTGTTCTGATTAAACAGATAATAGTTTAACGTATTAACAACTTCACCACTAATCTGCCCTTTATCTTTAAGAGCTACAGCAGTATCCGTATATGATCTCATTAAACCGACTGAAGTATTAATTGCAACTTTAACAGCAGCAATCTCTTCCTGAAGTTCTCTCTTCTTTACAGGGAAAGAACGAAGGAATGGAATACATAAAGTCATAATAGCCTGAGAATCCATAGGGACGATATTAGGTCTTTCCTGAGACTTAATATATCCTTTAATATCAGTTACAGGCTTTGTTGAAACGACAAGCTGTCTCTTGATCTTAGAAGTCATATCAGGAGTAAATGTTGTCATCAAATCTCTCATCGAAACTTTACTGTTTACGATATTATTAATTTCAGATGCCGCAGATTTTGCAATCTGAGTTAAATACTCAGGTTTCAATCTTCCAATTTCATTCACATTCTTAAGAGGTGTAGAAAGAGGAATTTCATCCAACTCTTCAGTATGCTGAATCTTTGTAAAGAATTCAGCCATTTGGTCAGCGTCAACTGCAATATCAGATAATACTGCAAATGCATCATCAATCTTTTTGATATATTTATCACTTACGTTGTTGATTACCGGAACTAATACTTTAGAAGCATCAGGATTACCCATAGCATTTTCAACAAGTAATTTTGCACATTGTACATCATAGTTAGTTACATTATCAGAAGATTCCATAATCAAACCATGCTGTACTGAAAGAATAGATTCAAACATAATATTATTCTCCAATCTTTTAGATTTGCTTATGGTTTAAACACCACATTCGGATTCAACTTTTTTAGCTGTATTCTTAATGGTGTTTAATTCTTTTGAAATAGCGCCCATGACTTTTCGGATACCAGATAAAGCAGTATTAACAACTTCTCCCTCTTCGGAATCTTTTGCTCCTTTAGCTTTATTTAAAAGGTCATCCTTTAAATCTGAAAGCTTTTTGATAGCACCGGTACAGAACTCAATCTGTGCAGAGAAGAAAGATGAAATTTTTTTGAATATATCACTGAAAGAAACTGATTCCGTAACATAATCACCAGAAACTTCATCAAGGAAAGATTCATTTTTTGCTCTATCCCATTCGTGCTTTTCACGTGCTCTTGTATCCTGTTCATCTTCACGTCGTATACGTCGTTCACGATCTTCTGTAGCTTGATTTCTGTCAGTTGTTCTGTCATTTCTGTCTGAAATATAATCGTCCCATTTACGATTTTCACGTGCTCTTTTTGTATTTCTATCATTTATAGAATTATTTCTATCACGTAAATTGTCAACAGCTGCAACAGCGCCACCTACAGCACTAACTACACCTACAATTGCTGCTATATTCTTAGCAACACTTGCAAATTTTTCAAGAGCACCTTCAATCTTTTCACCGAAAGTTTTTTTGTCAATAGTACCTTTCATAAGATCATTAGTGATCTTAGTAGCTTCATCTAAAAGCTTATTCATATCTTTAACATCATGAGCCTTAATATTACCACTCATAACGCCCTTCAAAAAGTCCTCAGCTAACTTCGGATCATTTCTCATAGCGTTTGCAAATTTTTCATCCGTAGACTTCTTTCTAGCACCAGTCAATGCATCTTTAATTGCATTTCCGGTATCTTTAAGTAAGTCAATAAATGAATTGAAGATATTGATGATTGTTTCTCCAATTCTTGTAAAAATATTCTTCTTTTCTGCTTCCAATACCAAGATCTCGTTATCTACACTCTCACCGAAATATTCTTTTTCAGCAATGATGTTTTCTAACTTAATAAGATCATTCAAGGTATCTTTTGATTCGAGCAGAAGATAATAGGATTCACACATGAATTGATCATGTGGAGCATATTCATGGATATATGATGATTTAATCATGTCCTATCTCTACCTACCTTTCATATTTCCTATTATTCATGATTTCTTAGAAAAATGTTCCCTACTACTTTTTAAGTCTCGATAAAACCAACACTTCTTATACCTTAGGTTTGAAGAATTCCTTCGCACTACTCATTGCTGACTGAACAGTCGAATCACTCTTAATTCCTTTTACTGTGTTGGCTACTTGTTTAACCCCTTTTCTAGTAGCAGAGTTTCTAACATACGCTTTAGCACCAGCTCTTACAAAATCTCTGTGTTCTACAGCAGCGGATACCTTATCAATCACTCCAGCTTCTCCACTCATAAGCTTCTCAAATGTTCCAGTAACTTCAGTAATACAAGTGATAATATCTTTTTCTTTTTTATGATAAAAAACAGATAAAATCTTTTGTGCAGTACTTTCTTTAGTTAACTTAGTTAATTTATCTTGAAGCTTTTTGGCTTCTGCTTCACCGAGTTCATCTTCGATATTAGCAATAACACTACTGCATTTACTAAGACCTGCTTGAACCATTTGTGCCATTTCAGGAGATTTTCTCGCTAATGATAAACAAAGATCCACTGTAACAGCAGCAGTTGCTGAATTTGCTAAAGATGCTAAATTCGTAAACATTTCATTTGCTTTCATATTTAATCCTCTAGCATCTACAGTGTCATCGTTCATGTATTTAACGATGTTCTTTTCGATCTTGTCATATTCACGCATAATTCGTTGCCAGTCTTTAACTGTAACTTTTTTATTTTTAACTTTAGGATTTGTTTTTACAAATTCTTGGAATTGTCTAAATTTCTCTTTCTGTTTCTTAGAAAGCAAACCATAACGAACGTGGTTTGATAAAGAATCAATTCCCTTTTTAATAAGCGCTCTTGCCTCATTGATAATTTTCTTAATGAAATTTACAATCTTAGTTATAACACCTTCTTTTTTTCCATCGGTTGCTTCTAAGCAATAAATCGTATCAAGTCTAGTCCATAACTTTAATTGATCATAAATAACATCAAGATCATTTTGTGTGGATTCGAAGTATTCATTAACTAATACATTCATTTTACTCACCTCTGAATGATTTCTTTACTTCGTTATCAATTTCACGAATTACAGCATCAATCTCAATCATAATTTCTCGTTGAACTTTGATTTCATCTGTAGCCATTTCAGAAAGCATTCTAGCGTAAACTGTCATTACATCTGTGATATCAGTAACTTCAGTTTTTTCAGTTGCAGATTCAAAAACGGTATTAGAAAAATCAATATTTTCAAGATCCTCAACTGTATCATTTGCCGATTTGTCCGTAGAATTAATAACTTCATACATCCCATCTAAAAATTCGGTTGAAAGAAACTTAATAGCTAAAATAGATGATATAGTGATTCCAGCTTTTTCAAAATCTGAAAGTTCATTTTTATATCTATCAAATGCAATCTTAAGCTCTTCCTTAGTAGTTCCTTTCTTTCGAATTAAACGTTTAAACGCTTCTTTTTCACGTTTAATAAATCGTGCTTTAGGAGTATAATCTTTAAACTTAACTTTTAATTCTTTAAGTTTGGAATCTTTATTTATTGCTGAAAGTAATCTTTCAAGTCGTCCTTCAGCAGCTTTTTCTTTTCTGAATTTCTGAAAGTTCATCTTTGTATCGTGAATAAATTCTTTCAATCTTTTTATGATTAAATCAATAGCAGCTTTAAGCTTTGTTAAGAAAGAGTCACTTGCTTCAGTAATAAAAATAGAACTTGAGGTGTTTAAAGTGGACTCCACATACTCCTCAAGTTCTACTTTTAATTGAAGAGACGCTCTTTCCATATATGAATCAAACCAACTTAATGGTTTAACCATAAAATCCATAGAATTCTGAAAAATTGCGTCCATATTTTTTACCTTTCTTTCAAAGGGATTATTCAGTAACAGGTTCACCAATTACAGATGAATCACCAGATTCAACCTGAGTCATTTCATCGTCAGTTGCATCGTGTGCCTGAATACGAGCAGGTTTTACCGGTTCATTAGAGTTTTTCTCATCAGTATCTGTAACATCATTTCCTGTAAGTTTAGATTTAATAGCTTTAACTGCCTTACCAATCCACTCACCAATCTTCTTAAAGATATTAAGAACACCGGTTGCACCACCTTCATCATTAGGGGTATCATTTACACCCTGTACAGATTTCTGGAACTTAGGAAGCATATTTTTAAGTTTCTCAAGAATTCCGACAGCTTCACCCTTAGTGATTTCAGTTTCCTGAGTAGTAGCTTCACCCATATGTTTAATAAGTGCAGTTGCACCAGCAACACCACCACCTACAGCTACCGTAGCACCGATAATCTTAGCAACTTTACCAAACTTTCCTTCAGAAGGTTCCTGTGTATCTAATGCATTGGCGATTGCTTCACCCTTATCAGCAAGGAACTTAACATTCATAGGAAGTTTAATCTTTTCCTTACTAGCCTGAAGCTTCTTGTAGGCTTCCGTATCTTCCTTGGTAAACAACTTCTGAATGCTGTTCCATACAGATACAAAGAAAGAAATAACTGCATTCTTAACCTTAGTGAATACACCTTCCTTATTTGCTTCTGCTTCTTTACCTGCTTCATTGAAGAGATATACAAGGTCACCCTGAGCACTTTCAGTAGTGCTTTCAGTCATAACCTTAAGCTCACTCTTAGCCATATTAATCTTAAGCTTAGCATCAATCATAGATTCCAGATATGCTGCTTCAGCCATAGCAATATCAAATGCTTTTTCAGCGATCGTCATCTCACGATCAAATTCGTCCATAGCGAATACATTGAACATGTTTCATGTCCTCCTTATTGAATTATTATTAATGAACATCCGGATCAACATAACGATCGGAATTGACATATACTTTATTTTTCTTTTTATTAAGTTTATTACGATTCTTTTTATCACGTTCTGCGATTTTATCCTGAGATTTAACTCCTTTCTTGATATTGGTATCAAGTTGAGAGAGTTTAATGTCTTCAACCGCTGTATCTACAGTACGCTTTGCAGAATCGATTTTAGACTTAATACGACCTTTTGTCGTAGTCAAAGTTTCTACATTTTTCTCCATACGAGCTTTTACGTAATTACCTACATATAAAGCTCTAATAGATTTATTGATAGAATTGATTCCACCACCTGTTATTTCACTCATACTGTTTAAAACAATTTGAGTTGCCTGTTTAATGGTTTCATCATTCATTCCACCTTCAGTACGAGCCGCCTTTTCACTAAGGCGATTAATTTCTGCAGAGCATGCTTCAAATGCTTCTTCGGCATCTGCTTTCCATTTACTCATACTCTTATCAGCAATTTTGGAAATCCCAAATAAACTTCCGGCTGATATCGCTACAGTTCCTATAGCACCGAAAGCTCCCTTCTTTTCTTCACAAAATGCTTTTGCTTCATCTACAGAGACTTCTCCACGTAAGCATTTCTGTAAAAAATCCTTATATTTAGGAACTTCACCGTTAAGAATTTTAATAACTCCATCCGGATTTTTCTCACATTTAATCTTTTCATTTGCTCTACTCTCATCAAGTTTAGCGCCGAAAAGAAAACTTTTCATTTTCTTACCTGCTTCAGTAAGCATTCTAGAGATGCTTTCAAAGATCCTTTTAATAAAACCAAACAAACCACCAGATGCTTTTTGTTCACCTGCCTCTCTGATATAGGATGGAATTATTCCATCCTCAATCAGACGAGCATTAGCATAAGCAACTGCGTTTGTAAATTCGGTATAGATCTGATTGAATTCCATCTCCATGCTTTCAGCAAAAAGAATATTACTCATATCATCTCTTTCCTTTCTTACAAATTAAAATACTGCAAATACCGGTTTTTCAACAGCAGGTTTAACACCATTTAACTCATCAGCTATTCTTGCAACCTGATTAAAGATACCAGATACTGCATAATACAACATCTTTACTCTACTCAGGTTAGCAAGTTTATCAAGAATTGTTACCTGGCGAATCTCCTGTTTAAACTCATTTACAATATCTCTTATAGAGAAAAGAGTATTAAGACACTGAAGTGCAAGTTCAACACTTACAACCGCTTCAGCATTATTTTTATTTTCTCCAAAACAAAAGATGGACTTAATGAAATCATCATCCTTTAAAATAACATCATTGATCTTCTCAATGATTTCAGGATTAGAAAGTTCAGCCATCTTAAATTCATCGATATAAGTCTTCATACCTTTAAGGTATTCCTGATACTGGTTGAAAGCAAATGCAAAATCCATTGCTTTAACACTAGCAGACTTATTACCATACATTTTCTTGATTCCAAATCCTGCGTTATCACCATAGAAAAAGGAAACGATGGATCTGTCGATAGTATCATAAAAATCTTTTATTGTGTTTTCACTACAATCAGGATTTTCACCATTTTCCAACATACCACAAACGTTCTTAAATCCTATTTCCATATCACGGAGGATTTCGTCTTTGTTTATAACGATCCTGTCACCTTCCATGTTCGGTATCCTCCTTTACAGTAAAATATCGTAGGGTGCTGAATCAACTTCTCTACGCGTGTCACCGAGAGTTAAAGATGCATTATCTTTCTTACGATCGATAGCAGAATCTCTATTCGCTCTAGCAACATCAACTTTGAGTTTATCACTCATCTTCGTAAATAAAATACGAAGTTTTTCCTGTTTAGCAAGGATTTTATCCTTCTTATTTCTGTCAAATGTATTATTAGCCTCAACACAAGACTTATTAAGCTCGAGGAAATAAGCCTGTAAAGCTAACGCATCTGACAGCTTTGATTTCATGCGATATGCGTGATATACTAAAGATCTTGTTACCGGTACAATTGCTAAAAGTACAGTTACAGCAACAGCTGTAATGCCAACAGCAGTAGCACCGACAAAGTTATCTTTATCTTTCTTTAAAACAGAAGTCAAATAATTACGGTAGTTTCCTACAGCATTGATTCTGTTAAATTTAGACAGTTGCTCAATAAAGAAAGCACCTGCGCGGTATCTTGTATTACGGATTTTAATCTGATAATTTGTATCAGAAAATCCTTTAATGAATTCAACGAATTCAGAAAGAATACTAGATGTGGCTTCAACACAAGAATACACAAACATATTGTATTCAGTCATCACATATTCGTTCTTTGTTTTAAAGCCCTCTTCGTACAAATCTCCAAGGACTTCGATATTATGGATTGCTGTAAGCACAGTTTCAACTGCGTCTGAACAATCTTTGATATGTTCTGCTATAGAAAGATTCTTAGCAGTGTTTAACGTTTCTACCATACTCTGGTATCCAGAATATTTAGAAATTCTACCCTTTGAATCTGGGATATCATCAAAATTAATATGTCCTTTGGACACAACCTGGTTATACAGGTTTTCGATATATTTATTCGTAATAGGAGACGTTGCATCTTCTAAAACAAATCTTACATCCTCAATCTTTACAGAGTTATCGGATTCTGCTAAAATCTCGGATGCTTCCTTATAGAAGTCATAATGAGCCATAATAACTAAATCCTTTCTGTATTACTGAGAGATCATTCTTCCAATTTCTTTTCCAAGTTTATTAGAAGATAAAGAAACTTCTCTTTCAAGAGTTTCCAAAGTGTAGGTTTCGAAGGAATCATTTCCTTCATATAAGATATCAATAGTCTCACTACCTTCATCTACAATGATAAAAGCGAGTAAGAATAATTCTTTGATTACTTTCTTAGCAAAGTAAATATCTCGTACATCGAACCCATACTCATTCTTAAGATCATCAACCTCAAAAGAAGAAATTACGAAAGTTGCATTAGGAACCAACTTCGTAACTCCAGATAATGAAACGTTGAATTTCTTTTCCTTAAGTCTCTTAAGAGTAGGGAACCAAGGGGAAGCACCTCTTGAACGGTATGATGTATCCATTTTGATATCATCTAAATGAAGTACCAAGTCTTTGAAGAAAGAAATTTCACCTGTAGTCCAACGAATAAAGTTAAACGTAAAGTTACGATTCTTCAATACATTTCCGATGTTGCTAACCATTTCTCTTGATTTAGCTACATGAAGAATTGCTTTGATACCGACGATAAAGTCAATATACTGAACAAATTCCTTTCTATCATTTACAGCCATTAAACGAACAGAAAGTCCATAAGGCTGAAGTTCATTAACTCGTTTTGCATCACGATCTACCATTCTAGGAGTGTTTAAATCCTTAGAATATTTATGACCTTCATCACGTGAAGTAGCTGCTGCAGATGCATTAGCATTGTCAATAACACTACGAAGAATATCTTCCTTCATAGTTTTATTACTTGCTTCACTTACAGGGAAAGGTCTTAAATCAAAATCAGAAAGGTGTTCCTTAAAGAGTCTTCTATTTTCATCCATAACATCGGAATTAATAGCAGCTTCTGAGAAAGCAACACCGAAAGTTCCGGTTTCATCGAGATATAATTTATATTCACCATTGTATACCTTATCTATTACACTTTCGTATAAATCTTCAGGTACAGAAAGATTAGGACACTCAGACTCCATAAAACTACGAAGTGCATTAGTCTCCCTTTCAGATCTGAAAAGTGCATCTTCATCGATAGCAGATTCCAATCTTAAGTTTTGGTGTAATCGCTTCATATAATCAAGCGGACTTCTATCGATAGTGATATCGATAAGCGGATTGGATGCGATTACGGTCTGTACAAAAGATGCGTACACGCGATCCATATTCTTCGTAACGGCAGAAGCCATATTTAGAGGAATAGAGTCCGCAATAATACATGGGAATTGACACGTAGTGCCTTTAGCTCTACGGGCGATGCTCTTGGTATTCATATTACCTAAGTCTTCAATATCTTTGGTTAAATTCTTACCCTTTCTTGCAAGAGAAAGAATCTCGTCCATGAAAAGAGCCATCGTTATTCCCTCCTTTCCTTTAATGATAATTTAAAATAATGTTTTTCACTGTATTTTATATAAGCTTAAAAATTCAAGGGAAAACCACTAAAGTTTTCCCTTGAATAAAAAATATAACTAACCTACGTTTTTAAGCCGTATTTGTTAAAACAACTGATTGAACACCTATACCACCATTTACAAAATAATATTGATTTGAAGATCTATTATATAAATTTACTCTGGCTTTAATAGATGATAAATTTGACGTTGCCAATGTTAATTCTGGTTGGTAAATAGTACCGGCTTTAGAAGCATATGTGAATGTTACCAATGTTGTCCACGTCGATCCACCATTAGTACTATATTCAAGTGTTGCATCTCCATAGTTTGAATAAATACAAGCCCATAATTTAACTTTAGCATATGTGAAATTTTTAATATTACTTGTAAAAGTCATAATGTCTTTTGTTGCTGAATATGATCCTCCAGAATTACGTGCTGTTTCACCGTTATTTGTATCATTTGATGCAATATAAGTTGTATTATTTATAGAAACGGCAGTTCTACTAAAATAACAATTGTATGTTTGTTCAAATGACGCAGTAAATGCTGTTAAAGTTTGTGGTACCTCCCATATAGTAGTACCATTACATACAACTTTAGTTATATTAGTACCATTTACTTTAATACTACCTTCTGTAGTAGGTATAGTAGTTCCATTCATAACTATAGACATATTCTACACCTCCCTAAGTGGTAATAGTTAATACTGTACCAGATAAAGATACTGTGGGAATAGTACCAGTTTTACTAGGAAGGGTTAGAGTAATATTAGACGTTGTATTATTACCAGTTTGAATTTGTGTATATCCGGAAGATGTACCATACATACGAATTAAACCACGTCCATTACCAGCTGTACCCGATGCAGTTCCATTACCTAAATCTAAACGCCCGGTACCAACTCTACTAGTCGTTCCTGTCTCATAAGATGTTAAAAAAGCATAAGTATGTGTGTCTGAATTAATAGCTGAAAATGTTCTTGATATTACTCCAGACCAATATGAACCCGTACCACCCAAAATATATTCATCAGATATCGAAGGATATATGTCACCGGAAATAGTACCACCACTTAATGGTAAATAACTATGTGTATGACTACTATTAGCTTTACCGTTTACAGTAGTAGTTAGAGTTGTAATATTACTATTTAGCTAAATAAAGAATCTGTAAGTCCCTAGAAATATCGAGACTTACAGAAATTTTACTTAACTAAATTCCGTCACCCTTACCATATTATCATCGAATTATAGACCTTTCGACAACTTTATGTAATACAACTCATAACAAAAAAGATATACCCTTACGCTTTTACACGTAAGGGTAATCCAGCCAGTTAACCAAGGGTCTAATTTGGTTACTTTATTGTTATTCATTTACCATGGAAATGATCCTCCAGAATCACTGGAACCACCAAGACCATTCATATCATCGAAAAATCCCATATCATATCCACCATCATCTTCTTCAAACGTAGTGTATTTATTATCAGAATCAAGACCTTCTGGTATATAGTTAAGTGAACTATTAACCAATCTTGATGTTTCTGCTTGAGATCTTTCTATAGCGTTTCGTAATATAGCCTCATAATCTAATGCTTTCATGGCTTCTCTTTCTTCCATGATTGCTTGAGCAACATCTGTAGGTAAAACTTTATTAAGCTCGGATTCGGTTTTCTCATAGATGCCTTGATTACGAGGTTTTTCTTCTCTTTCACCAGGATAATAACCAAATATCTGTAAGTTATTACCATGATATAAAACATACATTGCGATTAAGTAAGACATTACAGAGTCATCGTGAACATATTTTTCGTTAATCTATACATCTCTGTATAGGTCAGACTATATCTTCATCTTATATTCTGTTACCAAATATAAGATGCCTCCAATTTCGGATTTCTCCTACTCTACTCGCTTCTTCACTATAGTATTTCTCTATAGTTATGCTTTCGATAGTCGTTGAACCTTACTTATTATTTATAATAATAAGTCTTGGCTGCTGATTGTCTCTATTCATCAGATTGTCACACTTTACTGTACTGATGACCTAACGAGAGTTCCCAGCAATTAAAGAGGTTTAACCAGACCTCCACTATTCTATTCAAATTCTACAAATTTTTTGCCTTTTTCAAACTTTGATTTTAAATGTTTGACATTACTACGAATTTTTTCGTCATATTCCCATCCCATTTCATTTATAACCTCTCGTACTGAAAATCCTTGTTTAAAAAGATTTTCTATTTTAACGAGTTCATTATATGAAAAAATTGCAGAAGCTTTTTTAGTCTTTTTAAATTTATAGTTTTTACTAAGTTCTTTCCAAGTTTCTCTTTTACGAATACGTAATACAAAATCATACCCTAAATTATAATCATTAGATATTTTTTTAGGTGATATCCCTTTTGATAATAATTCACAAACCAATGTAGCCTCTTCTATTGTATGAGTTGTTAAATTACATTTTTCAGATGAAACACTTGTTGGTTTCTTTAAACCAGTTCTAAAAGCATGGTAATTATTATACGAATATGTACACCAAACAAGATTAGAAATGTCATTATTTAATTTATCACCATCTTCATGATTTATAACTGGAAGATTTTCTGGATTAGGAATAAATCCTTTTCCAACTAATCTATGAATTAATTGTGTTTTGTATTCACCTGCTTTACCTAACTGAAGATTTACGACTTTATATCCTGTATCTTTTGATATATATCCTTTAAGTTCTTTTTCTGTAAATATATTAAATATTCGACTATCCTCAGTTATTAAATATTTAGTTTGAATTTTATATATTTCATCATTATATTTAATATCAATAGTGATATTTTTCCCAATTATTCCATTTGATAAAGTTATAAGTTTTTTAAATTCAATTCCTTCTCTATTATCTTCTATTTCTTTTATTATTGGCAAAATAAATGCACCTCAATTCATTAATAATTAATGATATGTTGATGCATTATAAATGTAGAATTCATAGCGATTTTCGAGCCTGGACCAGCTGCAATCTTTCCTGATGATGTACGTACTAATCGAGATATATCTGTAATAACGTTCTCTGCAATAAAATCATCTTTATTTTCAGAAATACGTCTAGCCAGAATAGCAAACATTGCTTCTCTAGAATGACCTTCTGTGTATACACCATAGAAAGATTTTTGTGCTGCTTGTTTTTTAAGCATTGACTCTATTGTCTCATATTCTTTTTTGTTTTCTTCAGTAAGATCTTTTGCTCTATCATAATATAATCTAGATGCAATTCTTGACTGAAGTAAATGGTCGATAATACCATCACCTACACTATTTCGTTCTACACAAACGATAGCTTTAGGTACATGGCGTGTTACTAATTCAATAATAATCTGTTCATACAACGTTTCACCAACATAAGAACAAGCAAATTCAAATGCAGGTCTAGTTGTATATGGATTAATACCAGTAATAGCATTATTATCCTTATTTGTACCTGTTGAACAGTCAACACCGACAATGTAAGGAATAGAAGGATCTAATTCTTCATAAATCATAAACTGGTAGTAATCTTTTACAAATAAAACATCGATTGGTTTATGCATATTCTCGACGATATACTCAATATCTTCCTGAGGATAAGGAGAAAGTGATGAACCATGTAATCTCTGAAGTAGGATTTCTCGACGAACAACAAGTGCATCACCGATCATATTACTCATCTTAGATAACCATTCTTCATCCAAACCAATCTGATAATACTGGAACTCAATATAAATAATGCGGTTAGATTCACCAGCTTTAGCAAATTCTTTCATTTCATCTTTAGTCATATCGTATAAACGCTCTGACCACTTAACGGTCTTATCAAGAATTATTTGAGCTGAAATACCAGCATTACTATCAAGATCTCCTGGGGTACCATATTTTGTTAAAAATATTAGACTATATCTTCAATATTAATTCTGTTACCAAATTAATATTGCCTCCTATTTCGGATTTCTCCTACTCTACTCGCTTCTTCACTATAGTATTTCTCTATAGTTATGCTTTCGATAGTCGTTGAACGTTATATAATCGTAAAGTTAAAATTTTCAAACATATAATATTTTAGTGTAAATAATAAAAACAGTCCGGTTCATAAGGAGTTATTATTTACCCTAATCTTGTATAGTGTAATATAAAAGGGATTACACACTGTATCAACACGAACCGGTATACAAGAATCGCAGGCCTAGGGGCGTAACGTCTAGGCTAACCACCATACGGCAGTATTGGTTGGGACGTGGTGATTATGAGGCTGCTCCAAACAAAACCTATGTAGAATCAAAAGCCAAGTGGAACTAGCCACTCCACAGCACTTAAACAGACGGGTGACAGTGCAAGCCCGAGCAGCCCTTGCATAGGAAAAAATAAGAGCAATCTTATTTTTTTATTTTTACGATTATATCTTCGCTGCGGATTGATTCTATTCTTTACCTTTTTACTATACCTTTGGAGTTACCCATTGCCACTAAGTATATTACTATCTTAGTTTAGTAGTAAAGACATAACGAATTCGTTCCCGCAATTAAAGAGGTTTTACTTACGCGTAAAATCCACGTAAAGATTCTTCCGTATAATGATCCATTCATTTCTGCAGCACGTGCAGCTGTTTCATAAGTTGATACAGAGTTTTCCACAATTTCTTTTATAAAGTCAGTAAACTCTGGCTCATCATAATGAATAATAGCAGCAGATAAACCTCGAGCAAGTGAAATAGCTTTCGCTTTAGAAGCAGCACCTGCACGAACAGAAATTCTGTTCTTAGTTACAGGATGCCTCATTTCTGTAGCGTTTTTAATAGCTTTCACAGTTTTACCATTTTCATCATCAAAGAATGATTCAAATCGCAAATACTCAGGTAATAAATCTATCTGTGTCTTAATACGTGCTAAGTTTTCCTTTGCGTCGGGTTGTTGTTTATTAACAAAAATAAATGATGTATTTGTAGTACCAAATGAATACCCCCAAGCCTGAATAGCAAGTGCAGATTGCGTTTTACCTTGCTGACGAGGTAAACAAAGCCATGAATCTATTCCGTGTAAGAATAAAAATGCTTGTGCTATATTTCCTCGATTTGCTTTATAAGGAATTCCCTTAGGATTACCAGGATCAGGTATTCTACATACTTCTCTTAGATAATACCATGGATTTCTTCTACATTCAGTAACTACTCGTACAATCTCATCTTTTGTTAATGTACAAACACCATTTTCATCGCATTTATAAGGATCTATAGTTAAAACTACAGGATCATATACTTCAAGCATGAAATAGTAGTTCTTAACACCTAATTGCTTTAAGTCAGTAGCTAACTGAAGAAAAGACACATTAGATGTTCCTATATCATAAAGGCGTCCATTATATTTTTTCAATCGTCCCATGTAATGGATTACCTCCTTTCATTAAAATAAAGTCCTTTCAACGAAAAATTAAACTTTTCATAGATATATTATTATAGTGACAAATTAATATAGGGAGGTAACGCTCATGGAAAAACTAAATAAAGAAAAATCCAAAGCTCCTTCAATAGATGAACGAAGGAAAAGAAGCTACAAGCTAAAAGTTTCATTATCTCATGCATATGTAAATTTATGTGATAAATTAAATCCGACAAATAGTAAGTTTTATATGCATTGTCAAGATATTATCGACCGGGATGAAACTATTGAACTCGGTTGGAAAGACAAAGAGATGATAAATTACGGACTAAACGGTTCTGTGATTCGTTCTATATCGGAAGATGAAAATGAGATATTAGAAGATTTCAATGAAATATTCTCTGAGAGAATGGATGAATTACTTGGTATTAAACCATGTAGAAGAGGTTAACCGTAAAGTCGGAATTTATAAACATATAATATTTATGTGAAATAAAGGAAATGATGATAATAAAAATCGTCTATCCTTATAAAAACTTCATAGCGCTATAGCACATATTCATAGTGATCTATAGGCAGACACAACTAAATAGCGCTCACAATAAAGTGAGGCAATTAAATTAATTTTATGGTGGAGGCGAAAGCCAAGAGCCGGAGGTTTATATGAAGAAAACTAATACAATCGCAACTATCAGCAAGAAAGCAAACGCAGGTTTCGATAAGATGACTAAGGCAGCTGGAATGAATTACTTCGAGAGAAGAAAGTTCAAGAAGACCTGTAAGAACTTCGGTTATGACGTGGGTGTCAACGTGGCAAGTACATTGGTACTTGATACTGTTGGACTTATTGCTCATGGTACCGGTGTAGCAGTAGGAACTGCATACCTTGGTGTTAAGAAAGGTATTAGTAAGATCAGTAATGCAGTATCTGATAAGGCTGAAGATATTAAGGCTCAGCACGAAATTAAGAAAGCTGAAAAAGCTGCTAAGAAGCATATGGAAGCTGAAGTATCTCAGAAGATCGAAGAGATCGCTGAAGAAGTTGCAGAAGCTTTTGAAGAAGAAGCTGATGCAGATGAAGAGGTAGCAACTGAAGACTAAGGTCTCAGTTCTACATAAATGATTCTCTTGTTCATCTGAATGTATAAGCGTGTCAATATCCACCCTACTCCCTACGGGAATGGGTGGAGGGTGTAACCGAAATATCGAAAGATAGGCAAACCATAGAGTTTGTTAAAAGTCACCCCTAGGCTGTTGAAAAGGTAGTTGGAAGAGAAAGACTTTCAATGAGAACTGAGTAAAGTAGAGTACGAAAGTATTCGAACTGGCACGCGCCCTAACCATGGTAATAGTGGAAGGGAGAATCAAGCCAAACCCCTTTGGTAACAAAGGGAAAACAAAAGGAGAATCCGATGGGAGGTTTATAAAGATAGCCATAACAGGGCTACACCTTCCGTCGGATAATCTCGAAATTTTTTATATGGGAGGTTACACTATGAGTGAACTTATAATAATGGAAACGGAAATTATGCTTCTTGAACAGGAGCTTAATGGAATGAAACAAAAATTGGTTCAGTACAAGAAAGAATTCATTGATTTATCTAATAGAACAGGTCTTGCCATAGTAATGGGAAAGCATGAAATTGTATCAGCAAGAAGAATGATGGAGAAATCCATTGGAACATTGGAGGCTGATATAAGAGATGCTGAAAAACGTCTTGAAGAACTTAAAAATGAAAAGAAACAGAAGGAAGTAGAATAACCTACTTCCTTCTTTTTTATCCTTCGTATCCAACTGGATAATTAACTTTAAACCCAATGTATTTATCTTCAATTTTTTTATTAATTGCTCTTGTTATACACTGCTCAAGTTTATTCTTGTATGCTACAAGATATTCCATAGAATGAGGAACTTCGTATTTTTTAGAGTATTTATCACTCTTTAGAATATCGATATAGTACTGAACTGTATCAATTTTACTTCTTGTATATGATAAGATCAATAACTTATCATCATTGGTTCTAATCTTATCAATCTCCACGGTAATGTAATCGATGTCATACTCATCAAGTCTTTTGAGTTTCTTTTTACTAAAGAAAAATTCAGTATAGTAATTATCGATAATATCGTTTACAGATTCACAAATATAATTCATGTAAACTTCATCATTCATAGATGTATCTTCAGATCCTTCAGTATAAGTATGACGGATATCTTTTAAAACGCCACCGATAAATGCACTAGGTGTAACTGATATTAATTTATCAAAATTACGCTGATTGAGTTTTGCTTTTCTTTCTCTAAAGTTATCAATAACTTCAACTGAGAAATTGGTAACTGTTTTCATAGCTTTGTCAGGATCACTAGGATTAATGAATTTATCAAGTGCTGAAGATAATTCCATTCCATATCCTAAATTTTTAGCATAGTTATCAGCTGCAATTTCCTCTTTGAGATCTGATTTAGCAAATTTCAGACTACAAGAATCTACTATAGGTAAAGAAAGAATTTTCTTAAATCTATCTGTTTTTAAAACAGTCTTAATTCCTGTATTCATATTTGCAAATTCATACTTAAGTACTCTACTGATTCGTGAAGGTACAGAATTACTATGAATTGTATGAGCTACTTCATGAAGAAGTAAAGCAGTACATTCTCTTGAAGATAACGGAGCAATCGTATCATCTAATATACGTCTGTCAATTTCTATGATCCAGGAGTTATTTTTAGCCCATAACTCATGTACTACACTACTAGAGCTTTCATTTATGATAGATTCAATAATTTTATCAATAGTAGCCATTTCGGGAAATACTGACATTACAAAGCAAGCGTCAGTTCTTTTAGTTTCAAGTATTGTAATAGAAAACGTCTGATTAAATACTTCAGATAAATTTCTTTCTATAGAATGAATGACGTTCGGTTTACGTCTATTTTTCTTAAGTTCAGCGAAGCATTCATCAATACGTTCAAATCTCATTTTTTGAGCTTCTAAATTCATATTCTAGACCTCATTTCTTTAACGTATTAAACAATTGTTTCCATGATTTTTTCATGCTTAAAATGCTAAAAATAAAGATATATTATATTTTAGGTATTATACAAAGGAGATAATTTATATGACTCACGATAAAGAAATTGTTAATAAACTTAAAACAAACAAAGGAATTTTATTCTTATTATCAGTTTACATTGATGATATTGCATATATCACACAATCATATCATCAATATGTATTTGAAGATGAAAAACCAAATGGATTTATAAATTCAGAAAATAACGAGTTTATCTATATTAAAAGACGAGAATTTAATAAGTTTTTATCATTTATGGTAAATGATAAACTTCAAGTAAAAAACTGGATTGATGATTTTATTTTAGTGAATAAAAAGATAGTTACTCAATCCCATAAATTTGGTAAATCTACATTGTTTCTAAAAATAGATAAACGCCTGATACCTAAACTCAAAAACATTACATATGCATGTAAGGTTTTGAATATAGCAGAAGATGATATGACTAGATTTAATGAGTATATTACTTCCAATATTAATAAATACTTAGAATTATCACGTAAAAAATAAAGTTATAGTTCACAATCGTGTAAGAAAGGAGTGTTACTTATGAGTGGTAAGAAAAAGAAGAAAAAGAAAGTAACCGACAAGTACGAAGATTTCAATATTTCAGAAATGTTGGAAATACTCCTAAAGAAAAGGAGAGCCAAAAAAGACACTAAACAAATTTGGCATTAATAATCATTATGGAAAATATAATTTCAATAACAGATTATAGAAATAAGATTACTAGAGAAGTTGAAAACGAACTACCTGATATATTTAAAGAGGATATTTTCGAAAGTATCTTTGGTAATCATGAACCTACTAAGGTTGCAATGGCATCAATATGCCGTTTCAATAAAAATAATAAAATGGAGGAAACAAAAATGGCAAAAGAATCAATTAATGAAGTATTGTCATCCATTGCTGCTAAGATCAATGCAGACGGTGAAAAGAAGCTTAACCAGTTTAACCGTTCTAATTTTGATCGTTTAATAAATGCAGCAGCGGCAGATCCTGAGTTTAGTTCTCAGGTTGCTATCATTAAGAAGGGTGAATTCCAGGGCTACAAAGATGTAGCATGTGGTAAGGAATTCCGTAAGTGGCTCAGAGGTGTTGTTGAAAGAGCAGGAATTGATCGTACTGAATCCGGTATCGTGGAATCTGCAGATTTTGCAGTAGGAAATCTCGACTGGATGTATGATTTCTTTGCAGAAGTTCTTTGGCTTTATCTTGAAGGAAACAAATTTAGTTTCCCTAAGAAAGAAGACTTCGACGCTACAATTGCACTCAAAGATGTTAAAGAGAAATCTAAGGTTGCAGAAATGAGAAAACCCGGCGGTCCTTCTTTAGGTAATTTTGAAACTACAAAGAAGGCTCACAAAGTTCTTACCGTTAAGAGCAGCTGCCCTAAATACCTTGTTGAAAGACGTAAGGTTTAAGGAGGGTTAATCGACATGTCAAAAAATATTTTGAAAACTGCAATTATTTCAGCAACTGTATCTACAGTAGTTGTTGGTATCGCTTCTTATCTATCGGTTAATAAGAAGAAAAAACCTCTCGATCTGTTTGTAAAGTATACAGTTGACGATCCTGATTTTATTATCGAAAAGAACGCAAAGGGCGATTGGATTGACCTTAGAGCTGCTAAGGAGATAGTTCTTAAAGCAGGTCAGCGTGTTGATATTCCGTTAGGAGTTGCAATGAAACTTCCTGATGGTTATGAAGCAAGACTGCTTCCCAGAAGCAGTACATGTCGAAAGATTAACATCTGGATGGAAAACTCTGAAGGTGTTATCGATCAAAGCTTCTGTGGAGATAATGATGAATGGGGATTTAGAGCGTATGCTGTAGAAGATACGATTATCCCTTATGGTGCTAGAATCGCTCAGTTTAGAATCGTTGAGAACCAGCCGGATCTGAACATAGTCACAGTCAAAAAATTATCAGATGTCTCTCGTGGTGCTTTCGGTTCTACCGGACAGATGTAAGCATTTATTTCGAAACGAAGAGAAGATAAAGCCGTTTGGTTTTATCTTCTTTTTTTTGTATTTTTATGGAAAGGAAATTATGTGGATTTCTTATGATGTAGAAACTATTGATTAATTAATACACCACTCCGTAAATTGAGACTTTTAAACACTATAGTAAGTTGTTAAAAGTTTTAATAGAAACGGAGTGGTGTATTATGATTAAAACTTATAAGAAAGGGAAGGTAACACAACTTTCCAAAAATTTCAAAAGTACCGAATTTGATTGTAATGGTAAAAACTGCTGCACAGAAACTCCTATTGATGACGAACTCGTCAGAGTTTTACAGGAAGTAAGAAATCACTTTGGTGTTGCTGTTAATTTGAACTGTGGATATCGTTGCCCTGTTCATAATAGTAGAGTAAATGGTGCATCCCCCAACAGTCAGCATATGAAGGGATATGCAGCTGATATTGTAGTTAAAGGCGTTCATCCTATGAGAGTAGGTCGTTTTATTGAAACCATCAGTGGGTTCAAAGGACGTATTGGTGTTTATTCTTGGGATGATAACGGATCTGGTTTCGTACATGTTGACACCAGAGGTACAAATAGTAGAGGAATCTACACTGAAAATAACGTGAATGCAACTGCTGTGAACCACTTTAATGTATCTATTAAGTATGGTTCCAAAGGTCGTCATGTTAAACTTGTTCAAAGAAAGCTTAAAGCTGTAGGATATTACACAAAGGCTATTGATATGTCTTGTGGATCCGGTATGAAAGAAGCTATCGGAAAATGGAATGCTGCTCATGGAAGACCTAATGATTATATTTGGGGTCCTTTATGTTGGAATGAAGCATTCCCTAAATAAATTCGTATACACATATGTTAGTATGGGACGGAATTTAGTTAAGTAAAATTTCTGTAAGTCTCGATATTTCTCGAGACTTACAGATTTCTTATTTAGCTAAATAGTAACGCAGAAATAAATTATATTCAAACAGGTAGAATAATAAATAGTGTTGTTGCATCAAAAACTCGTACAACTTTTGATATAGAATTTGATACAGAATATAGAGTTGTACCTAAAGTATTTGCAACATTTATGTCAAATTCAGAAGATTATAATTATGGAAATCTTAATATTTGTATAGGAAATATTTATAAAACTGGATTTGAACTTCATGTACACAATACAAATGATGGTGATTTAGAACCAGGTGTATTATGGATTGCAGTAGGTAAGATGTAACATATAGTTTATATAAATAAAAGTGACTTCTAATTATATTTTTTACATTCCCTTAATCTGATTAAAGAGAAAGGAAATGACAAATATGGCAACAAAGAAAACTGAACTTATTAGTGTTGAAGAAGCTTTGAGTAATATTGAAGGTCGTAAGACTATTGGAATCGTTGAAGCTTTAAAAAGCACAGATAAAAAAGATGAAGATTATTTTGACGGTAATGCGTCAGTTGTTACCTATAAAACAGGTATTCCTCAGCTTGATTATTATTTGGGATACCGTGTTAATGTATACGATAAAGATGATCAGGTTATAGATTCATATCCTTCTATCGGTATTACTGGCGGTTCTATGGTTACGTTTATTGGAAAACCATCAACTGCAAAAACAACTACAGCTGCACAGGTAGCTGCTAATATTGTAAGACCTTTTAAGAATGGTTTTATTGTTCACTTTGACCTTGAACAGGCAATGAATTATTCTCGTATTCAGAACTTAACAAAGTTCTCTATGAGTGATATTGCTGCAGGTAAGTATATACTTCGTCAAGAGCTTAATACTATTAATGATATTAAAGCTACATTGATGCGTATTTACAAGCAGAAAGTTGATCATCCTGACCTGTATAAATATAAAACAGGTAAATTAAATGAGTTTGGTGAAGAGATTGAAATCTTTGAACCTACTGTAATTATCATTGATTCCATTGCTACACTTAGCACAGGTTTCAATGAAAATGATAAAAAAGATATGGCTCGTTTGGAAGAAGTAGGTAGTCAAACAGAACGTATGAGAATTACCGGTGAAATCGGAAGATTCTTTAATGAAGTTCTTCCTTATCTTAGAAGAGCTAATATTATCTTGATTACTATCAATCAAATTAAAGACAAACCACAGCTTGGATTTGTACATGAACCATCAGAGATTTTGTATCTTGCACAAAATGAAGCTCTTCCTGGAGGAAAAAGTCCTCAGTTTAATGCATCTATTCTACTTAAATTTGTAGCTGTAGGATCAGAGAAATATGAAATGGAAGATGATGGATTTGATGGTTTTGGTATTCGTGTAATGATTGTAAAATCTAGAGGAAACCAAGCAGGTCGATTTGTCAGCCTTGTGTATGATAAGGTTAGAGGAATTGATCCTGTAAGATCTAGTATTGCATATGCAAAAGAACTTGGACTTACCGGCGGAAACAAAAATAGCTTCTATTTCAATAATGAAAAAGATCGTAAGTTCTCATTGAAGAACGTTCATGAGGAGTTTAGAAAAGATAAGGAACTTTACAAGATTATGTTTGGAAATATCGTTCCAGTTCTTGAAAGTAAATTGTCAATGCTTACTCAGGATGATCTTACTGTCATTGAAGAAGAAATGAATTATTAAAAAGTAAAAGTCTATAAATACAAAGATATATTATTTTATAGATAAAGAAAAAAATAAATGAGGTAGAGTGAGAAATCATTCTACCTCACATTCTTTGTCAAAAATACAAGAAGGAGGAAAATGCGTATGGATGACACATATGCAAACATTGGATACGTATCCAAAACCCAAAAAAGAGCCATAGTAAGAGGTCTTGATTTTCCAAACATAGAGGGGGATGATTTTAAAGAAAGACCCGGTCTTATCATTAGTGATGTTTCGGAGTGTGCTGGTTTATTTAATGGTATTAACATTATTGCTGTGCCGCTTACCAGTTTACCTTATTCGGATTTTGATATACCGGTTCTTACGGAGTTATCATCAGGTAAGAGAAAGATAAGTTACATTTCAACTAGTAACCAATTTCAGTTTCTCTTTAATGAAAAACTGATTTGGTCTATAACAGGATGCTCTGTATGTCCTGACAGAGTTTTCAATCTTGTTTTGAAGGTAAAGAAACTATTGTTAAAGGCTAGAAAGAAAGATTATGAAAAAGCCAAAATATTGGTAAAGGATTATCGTTTGCAGTTTATGAAAGCAAACAATATCACCATGATTCGATATTCTGTTGATATTGACACAGATTATGTATTAAATCTTGACGGTTCTGAAGAGTATTTGAAAGTGAAAGGTGTTACAAGGGTAACGGTTTTTGAGAGTAAGGATGTAACTTCTATAGTTCCAGAAATATCAGGAACTAATCGAGACGACGTTGATTCTACATCGGATTATATTAACGAATCTGAAGAAAATGATGATGTTCCTGAACAGATTATTATTGATGCAGTATCTGAAAGTATCGAAGAATCTGCTCCAACTAAAATTATTGAGAAAATTAATCTTGATGATGATTTCTTAGCTAAAGCATTTATATTCACAGGATATGGTGCAAATTACGTATCAGTAAATGATTTCATAATGATGTATAAATATTATTGTGATATATCTAGTAGTGAAGATGCAGAAGTTGAGGTTAGTTCGGAGAAAGATATTGAAGCTGCACTAAGAAGAATGTATCCGTCTGTAGGAAAGAGAAAAAGCAGAATGTATACGTTATTCAATACAGTCTTTAAAATACCTCTCCACGGTTACTCTGGTATGAAATGGAATTTTGAATTCCTTAGAGAAATTGATTATGAACAGGTTAAAGTTCGTGATGAATATTCTCAATATCTCGGTAATTATGATTCAATAGAAAATGTATATACCGGACCAGTATCACCAAAGAATATTGATATTCATGAAAGTTCAAGTGTTCGGTACAATAGTACAACAGGTCAAATTTATGAAAATGATGACGAACCTGAATCAGTATATGAGGACGCTAATGGTACAATAGGAAATGCATTTGCAGAAGCGTTTAAGAAAATGAGTATCACGACTGAACCCAAAGAAGAACCGAAAGTCGAAACAAAGATTGAAAAATCTAAGGTTGAAGAAACTGTTACACCTGCTACGAAAGAAAAGGTTGAAAAGAAATCTAAATATGTAAAAGTTTCAAAAGCTACAGATGATGAATTACTTAACTTTATTAAGCTTATTAATAACAGCGGTACTTGCGTTGAGGTCGCAATTAAGCTTGATTGTACATCATCTACAGTAGTACATCGTTTTAATCAAACTATGAAAGAACTAGAAAGACGAGGACTTTCAAAACATATTATTGAATGGCCTTTTAAGAAAGGTTAATACTGGGAGAAGAGTTTCGTGATATTTACGAAACTCTTCTTTTTTATGTCTTTACTCACATTCTATTAATTTTTTCCTATTTTTAAAATATGATAATACATTATATTTTTAGGAAAAGAAAGGAGTGGCTCACAGGAGATGGCTAAAGAAAAATATAACTTACGAGAAGCTTTACTTAAAAGCGATGAATTATTTAGAGGTGATCGATCTATCGAAGGTAAGGGTATGCTTACGATGCCTCAGTACAACAACAGTATGCGAAGTGTTATGTTCGCATCTCATTTAAACCAATATAAAAATCAGTTATACCCTGATTTCCCACAGTTCTTTACAGGTGGCGAAAATGTTGTAGGAAAGTATTCTGATGGTTATAAGAAATTAAATGAGTCCGTTGTTTATCGTAAAATTGTAAAATTTGAAGGACTTGTTGAACACCCTACAGTGTTTAAGATCTTTTTATATAATAAAACTAAAAAGATGTTTGAAGTAATTGAACGTAAACCAGATGAAGATTTGGTAGAAGTATTTGGTTACAGATACAACACTGATGTTATTGACTCTTTTGAAGAGGGTCAAGAAATTGATGAAGGTACTATTGCATACAGATCTACTTCATATGATGAACACATGAATTATTCATATGGAAAAGACGTTCTTACTATGTATTCTTTAGAACCTTTCACATCTGAAGATGCAGCAATTGTTTCTGATGAACTTGCTAAGAAAATGGTAGCACCTGAAACAGAATATAATATTGCTACACTCAATGAAAACGATTATCCACTTAACCTTTATGGGGATGAAACGGAATATAAAGTATTCCCTAATATTGGAGAGTTTTCTTCTGGTATTTTAATGGCAACCAGAAGAAAATTTAATAATCAGGTTTTGTTTGATTTCAAAGCAGATATGCTTGATCATGCTACTGATACCGATACTAAGTATTATTTGAACGGTAAAGTTGTTGATATTGATATTTATTGTAACAACGAAGAATTACCTGACAATTCATTCTATCATCAGATATATACATATTGGTGTTATCAGAATGCATATTACAGACAAATCAAACAGACATGTGAAGAGATATTCGCAACAGGTGAAAAATATTCTAATGATGTGGATTATGCGTATAAAAGAGCATGTGAAATGCTTGACTTAGAGAAGAAGTGGAAAGAAAAAGATTCTGCTTTCTCTAATGTACAGATTCATATTTTGGTTGAAAGAGAAGTAGGATTAACTGTCGGACAAAAAGTTTCAGGTCGTTATGGAAACAAATCTGTTATAGCTTCTATTAGACCAAAAGAAGAAATGCCGTATTACTATGACGCTGATGGAAATAAAGTATATGTTGAAATGATCTTTAATATGCTTGCGATTATTAACAGAACAACAGCCGGACCAATCATGGAACTGGCAACTAACTTTATTGGTAAGAGGGTTAGTGAGACAATGCGTCATATGAAAACGATGAAGGAAAAAGATAAGTTACTTTTCGATGTTATTAATATATTTAACCCGGATGAGTATATTTATCTTAAGAATATTTACAAAGGACTTGATACTGAAGGTAAGAAAACATTCCTTAAGTATTGTGAGGAAAAGAAGATTCACTTTAATCAACCTTCAATGTCAGAAAGTAGTCCAATATTCTATCGTATTATGGAACTTAAGAATAAATATGAGAATATCTTAAAACCGGATAAGATGTATATTCAGAAATTCGGAAGAGAAATTCCTTGTATTCAGGATTCTTATATTGCGAATATGTACACAATTATGCTTAAACAAACAGCAAAGAAAGGTTTCTCCGTACGAGGAATTGGTGCTGTTAGTAGTAAGGGTGTACCTGAAAGAAGCTATAAATCCAAATCTCATAAAGATTTATACTCTTCAACTGCAATTCGTTTTGGTGAATTTGAGACGCTTAAAATTAGGCGCAGTGCGTAGTAATATGTACTGAAAACCTCTTTAATTGCTGGGAACTCTCGTGAGAGACAATCAGCAGCGAAACTTATGATGATATATTATTCTCTTGATATATAAATAAAGGAGATTGATATATGTATAACGATATTGATGAAATATGGAAACCTATTATAATTAATGACGAAGAAACAAAATACCTAGTGTCTAATCTAGGACGAATTTATAGTACTAAAAATAATATGATTTTAAAACCACTTCCAACAAACAACGGATACCTTCGAGTATGTATTTACTTGAAAAATGGAAAATCTGTATATAAATCTATTCATAGGTTGGTTGCAATTGCGTTTATTCCAAATGATGATCAATTGCCAGTTGTTAATCATAAAGACGGAGATAAACATAATAACTATGTCGATAACTTAGAATGGCTTACATATTCAGAAAATAATATTCATGCATTCGAAACAGGATTGAACACATATAGATATGGCGATAATTCACACTTCGCTAAATATTCTAAAGATCAAGTGATTGAATCGTGTGAACTTATGGAAAGTGGTATGTTTACAATAAAAGAAATTGAATTGATGACTGGTATAGATGGTGCTATGTTATATATGATTAAAAATCGATTATCATGGATTAATATATCAATATTTTATGATGTTGAAAATTGTAAACAAACGAAATCAGAATATTCTGAAGAACAAATAGAAAATGTCTTTAAACTACTATCAGAAAACAAATTATCTGTATATGAAATCATGGATATTACTAATGTGAAGACGTCTACTATCTATAATATTCTCATTCATAGATACGATAAATTTAAATATCTATATGAGTTTTATGATGTTGATAAATACACATCGAGTGATAAGAAATTACCAGATATTGATATTGATGTACAGAATGAAGTATTTGGTTATATTAGAAATAATAAATCTACGAAAGATATTATCAATATAATTCATTCTAAATACAATATAAATTCTGATCGAATTCGTCATTTTATTAATCGTTATAAACATAAGAACGTTCAACGACTATCGAAAGGGTAACTTAAGAGAAAGACTTAAGTGAGTAACTGAGTAGAGTAGGAAGTAATTCCGAAATGGGAGGCAACCAATAATTGGTAATAGATTATTGGTTGAAGATATAGTCTGATCTTTATAGTGATATAAAGTTAACACACATGTAATTTCACCGTTGCGATGATGCCGGAAGAAGTAGCACTTATTCATGCTTTATATAGAACTTCTGTTAAAGCAAGAAGAGATTTAGGTAAAGCTTTACTTGATAATGAACCTGTAATTACAGTAAGTAAATCATATGATTCACGTGTTGCAGAGTTCTTTGAAATTATCCTAAAATCATTAGGATTTTCAATTGAGTTCTTAGATGGTGATGATGATCTTAAAGAACTTAATACTACAGATATGGAGTGGTTCGAACTTACTAATGGAAAGAGTTTATTCTGTAGTGAATATGATAAATTCATTATTGACAGACGTCAGGAAATTGCAGATGAACTTCTTGAAGAATTTGGTGCTTTAAACATTGACGAACTTAATGAAATGATCGATGAAGAAATTGAAGCACGTCAATATTTCATTGGTAGTTATGATGGAACCAAAGATTTCTATTTGAACTGTGTAGAGGGAACTAATATTAGAAGAGAAGTAAAATCTAACGAAGAGATTACTGCTAATATTGGTGAACTTATGGATGTAGAAGTTCCGTTAGAATAAATTTAATCAGGTATGAGAGAAATCTCATACCTGACTTTTTTATTATTTTTTGATAATATAATTCTTTATGTATTAAATGAAAAACTCATTTACATATAATGGGATACTGACTGAAATTGTTTGACGAGGATATAGATATACTGCTCCGCCAGTTGTAATGGTTAAATTAGCTGTATATATTTTTCCGTCAGATGTAGTTGAAATACATATTTCTTTTTTAAATTCACGTGAAGGTAAATAATTACTATTAGTAATGGTTGTAAGATGATAGGATGTTTTTGCTATTAAATCAGCACTTGGGGTAGAATTAAAAAATATATTTTTTATTTTACCGCTTTTTGATACAGTAACTTGAATATATGACGATGTAAAACTATCTACAACAGGATCAAATGATTCTTGAAATGCTAGTGTTTTTAGTATATATCCATTTTCATGAATAGTCGATCTATTCCATAAATATACTTTTCCGGTATTTGCTATATCTGCAAATAAAATAGATCCTACATCACCTGATGTTCGAGAAATACCGACATACATAGAATTACTATCACCTAAATAACAAAATCCTGATTTCACTGAACTAAATTGTGTATGCATTGTATATGCTAAATCATTAACATTTCCATTAGATCCAAACGTCCATGTAGGAGGGTAATTCTTACTATTTAGCTAAATAAAGAATCTGTAAGTCTCGAGAGATATCGAGACTTACAGAAAACTTACTTAACTAAATTCCGTAACAGCACTTCAAACTACTTTTCTATGAACCGTAAAGTCAGCATTTTCAAACATATAATATTTTTGTGAATAAAAAATAAATTACATAGCGCTATAGCATGAAACGTAATGATCTATAGGCAAATATAACTAAATATAAAATTAAATATGGTGGAGGATAAAATATCCAAGAGCCGGAGGTACTTATGAGTAAAGAGATTAAGAAGTTTAGTAGTATTGAAGAATTGAATGGTTTCATTTCTGATGGTAAGATTATTTATAGTCTTGCAAATAGTGGTAATATCTGGTTTGTAGAGTGTGAAACTAATTCTATAAATACCCGTACTACTGTTAGTGTACCTGATGAATTTGAAGAACTTATTGAAAAGGCTATTCGACTTGGTTATATCGAAGTAAGTGAGTTTGCAGGTAGCAAACAGTTTAGAGTAAACTACTGTAAAAATTGTTGTTCATTGGCTCTTGGTCATTCTGATGTTATAAAGAAACAAATGATAGAATTTTGTTACAAATATGAGACAGGAATGACGACAAGACGTGAGCTTGAGGAATATGTAGAGCTTAAAAAATAAAAGAAAACGACAGTTGGAATTTACCAACTGTCGTTCTTTTTTATAACTCTTTCTTAAGAGTAGACTTAAGCATATTACCTTTAGTAACCAAATCAGTCTTAATTCCCATACCAATAAAGTAGGCATCTACTGTATTAAGGGTTGTTTTATTATTGACATCATATGTCAAATCATTCAATTTAACGTAACCTTGTTTAGAGATATCTGATAGCATTTCACGTTTAGCAACCATATCATCAGCTCTAGGTCCATTAAGTTCACGTAAACACTCCGTCATACCAAGAGAAACCAACATGATATTTTCAAGATCGGATTCTCGACCATTCTTATCAGCACCAGTAACCTGACCAGTTAAAGGTGAACGAATATCACTAGAAGTTGAAATACCATTCTTTTTTGCTACTGTTTGCTGGGTTCGTTTGATATGAATATATCCAACTGGAACAGGAGTTCTTGTTCTTACAGTTTTTCCTTTATCCATCGTGATATGAGGTAAATACACATATTCGAATAATGGGACATTAATAACTTTTGCAGCTCTTTCAATGTCGTCCATAGAAATAGTCCTCTCATAATCAACGATATCTAAAATTAAATAAGCATCTTCGTCCATGAAAAATCCTTTAAACCAGCGTCTAAATGCAGACGGACTCATTGGATCAAACATATCTTTATACTTATTGGTATTTGTCTTTGTTTTGTCGAATGCTGTAAAGAAGCGATAAATAATATTTGTCATTTCTTCTTTACACGTTTCATCATCAGGTTTACTTGTAAAAATTTCTTGGAGTTTTCTCTTAAGTTCTACCAAGCATTTATTACCAAGAGATGTAAGTAAGATCGAAGGTGTCATACGTTTAAGTACAGAGTTTGCTGCAATAAAAGTACTCACTTCTTCATCTTTTCTAAAGTCAGAATATGGTTCATATCCAGGAGGAATAACTTCGCCGATTGTAGCCTTCAACCCAGTAAAATACGCAACTTTTGAGCCTATCTCAAGATATTCTTCATGTTT